ATGGCCAAGAGAGGAACGAATCTGCTGAGCGACATGCAGATCAGGCGATGGATCGCGGCTGGCGATCCGATCGCAAAGTCGGACGGCGCCGGCTTGACCTTCACCTTATCCAAAGCAGGAACAGCGAGTTGGGTGCTCCGGTACATGATGGCTGGACGCGCGAAAGAACTCACCCTAGGGAATTACCCAGACCTTAGCCTGTCGGCTGCCAGAAAGTTAGCCGCGGAGAAGCGAGTAGCTGTGGACCAGGGCCAGGATCCGGCGGCGCAGAAACGGAAGGAGCGCCTCGCGACCCGTGGCGCCTGGCTCGTGCGTGAATTGGTCAAAGATTATATCGAGAAGGTGCTCACAAGCGGAAGGTACGCCGATGGCACGGTCTTCTATCGCAAAAGCGACCTTGAGGATGTGGTCCTACCGTTCATGGGGTCAATGGAGGTACGCGCGGTAACGCCCGAGGATGTGGTCGACATGCTCGACAGATGCGGGCGCAGCTGGACGATCCAGAAGCGCATCCTCACCTCAGCCGGCCAGCTCTTCGACCACGCCATAGGGCGTCAGCTTGTGCGCATCAATCCGGTCGCAGGCATCAAGTTGACAGCGCTGCTGGGGCCGAGGCCGCCAGTGCGCAAGCGAGTCATGCTGTCCGAAGAGGAGTTGCGGAAGCTGCTTGCCAGGATCGACGACATAGGAGTCGAGAACGCTTTGGCACTACGGATCATGCTGGCCACCTGTGTTCGATCCGTGGAGCTGGTGAAGGCGCGATGGGAACACGTCGATTTTGATCGCGGCACGTGGTTTGTGCCCGATGACTCAGTCAAAACACGCACGGGATTTTTAGTGCCCATTACGCCGATTGTCGCTGGCTGGTTCGGGCAGCTGCAAAAACTCGCCGATGGGTCCGCATGGGTGCTGCCCGGACGACGAACGAAAAGCAGCGATTCGCATGTGGGTCGGACCACGTTATGGTCGGCGATCAACAACGCGTTCGAGCGAGGCGATATTGACACGAGACGCTTTACGCCACACGACACGCGTAGCACGGCGAAAGGCCACATGCGCAATTTGGGCGTCTCGCGCGAGATTTCGGAGATCGCCCTGAATCACACGCTCAAGGGCATGGAGGGGATTTACGACGTGCGCGAGGAAATCCCGGAGCGTCGGCAGGCGCTTGAGCTTTGGGCTGCCTTCCTTGTGGCATGCGAGACCGGAACGCCGTGGAACGTGGTCCCAATCGGCCGCGCCGCCTGATGCTGTGACAGTCGGCAGTTTTCAAGTCTACGGACTATTGCTAAGGAATCAGCAACTTAGCCAATTTTCGTTTCCGCAGCCGACCTCATTCGGCCCTGATTTTTGCCCCGAGAGTACCAGTTTCGGCCGGTAGTTGCGGAAACGATTTTGACCCTCACTGCGCCCATTCCGGGGCGCGGTGCAAGACCCTTTCGACTGGTGCCGGCTGGACCGTACCGGGCTGCCGTTGCGGTGCCGGGCGGAAGCCTGTGCCGATCGACATGGGCAGAAACAGCGTCTGGTCGGTGCTGGGCCCGCGCCGCTTCACGAACACAATGTCGAGTCCGCCGGGTGCCGGCCGCAACGCCAGGCGCAGCGGAGCCACCGATGAATCCTGGGCTGCGGCGACCGGGCGGAACACGAAGCACAGCGTCTCGCCAGCCTGAGCCGCCAGGTGCAGACGCCTCAGGCTCTCTTGCCGCACATGGGTCTGCCACAGCAACAGTGCACCGCAAGCCCCACTTCGCAGCACCTGCTCGGCCGCCCATAGGGTGTCGGCCGTTGTCTTCGCGCGCAGCCACAGCGCTTGATTCGGCGCCACTCCCATCGCCGCCAGGGCGAGCGCCTGAGGTGGGTGCGGCGGCTCGAGCATCACTACCTTACGCGCGGCGACCTTGGTCAGCGCCGGCGCCAGCAGGCGCATTTCGCCGATTCCTGGCTGCTGGGTCAGCAGCTCAGTGAGTGAGCCGGTTGGCCAGCCGCCGCCGGGAAGCTGGTTCGACAGCGCCGTGTAGCCAGTGTCAACGCACTTCGTCGTCGAGCGCCCCAGCTGCGATGCGCGCCAGAGAGCGGGATGAAGAGTCTCAGGGTCGAGCGCCGAGATTTGGCTATTCATAGTTCCGCCTAGAAATACTGTATAAAAACACAGTATAACAGCGAAAGCTTGCGTTATCTATTTCTCATTGTTGATGGGCGCCAACTTGCTGTAAACCTAACGCTGCGACGATGCCTCCAATACATCAAGGAGGTCCCATGCAGCGAATTCTGCCCCTATGGCTGGCCCTGCCACTCGCCGCCGGCGCGGCTCCATACCCCTTTACGTTGAGCGGCGACCGGTTTGTCGAAATGATGAGTCACCCGGATCCGTCCGGCGCAGCCTACCTCATGCGCGAGCGCGCCTACAGCTACCTTGACGGCGTGCGCGACAGCTCCGAGGGCAGAGCCTGGTGCGACGTCGATCAGCTTAAGACGCCAGATCTGGCCTACGAGATGGCCGACGACATCGCCAAGCTACCGGCGGCCGAGCGGAAGAAAAACGCTTCCCTGCTACTGCTCCAGCAGCTCAAGCGCCGGTACCCGTGCCGCAGCGGAAGCAAGTCATGAGGCCTCGCTTCGAGATGCTATGGAGCAATTACCCGCGCACCGAGAAGCGCGAGCCTCTGTTCGACTCGCTCGGCTGGTCCGACATCAGGAACAAGGACGCCTACAAAGACACTTGCGCGATTCGGATGAGCATCGCGCTCACCCGATCTCACGTTACTCTGCCAGGCGCAAGTATGCGCGTGAAGGCAGGGCCCGACAAGGACAATGGGATCGAACCGCGGCAGCGCAAGCTCTCCGAAATCCTCAAGTGGAAGTGGGGTCAGCCCGAGGTGTTCGACAGCGAGAGCGCAGCGCGTGACGGCATTGGACAGCGCCAGGGCGTGGTGTCTTTCTTCCGTATCTCCGGCGGGCCTGGTGGACACATTGACTTGGTGCGGCCTGGGCCGTTTGGCTTCGCCGAGTGCGCGCGAAGCTGCTTTTTCGCCAGTTGGGAAATCTGGTTTTGGCCGCTGGACTGACCATGGCTGAACGCAAAGACATTCTCACCGCCAGCCGGGTCGACTATGTGTTGATCCTGCTGCCGATCATCACCCTCGCGGAAGCGGTTCGGTCGATGGTCGACAGCGGCGTGCCAGCCGACGTCGCGGCGCGAGTGCTCGACAACCCGGAGAAGCGCCGGCCTATGCTGCTTCCAACATTTCCGGGGTGACGGTGTTCCGGCAGACCTGGCCGAACTCGCTGTGGTAGGTGATGGCGGTACACTGCCGTTCGCTCATCCAGCCGCCGCGCGCGGCGTAGGCGTCCCGGGCCGCCAGGGTCGAGTGCTGGACCACCGTCATGCCGGAGTGCTCCTTTTCCTCGAAATGGTGCCGGTGACCCGTGTGGGCGTAACGGCGCGTGGTGCCGCCCCAGACTTTCGGGAACTGAGCGGCGAACAGCAGCGGCAGCTGGTCGTTCTTCTTCAGGTGGCCGTGGTGCCAGGCCAGCATGGTCTCGCCGTGCTGGTAGACATAGTACGGCAGCTCGGAATCGATCACCTCGACCCGCGGCTCGTTTTCGTACAGCGCCTTGAACATCGCGCGCAGCCAGACAGAACTGGCAAGGTCATGGTTGCCTTCGGCCATCAGCACGACTACCTTCTCGTGCCGCTCGAGCGCGAAGCCGATCACCCGTCGCAGGATCCGGATAGCGGTCTGGACAACTTTCTGGAATCGCCCATCCTGGTCCAAAATATGACCGGAGGTGGGCGTTCTGCCTTCGATCAGTCCCATGCCATCCGAATGCAGAAAGTCACCGAGTTGCGCGACAATGCCGACCCTCGCCGGTGGACTCGCCTTCACCATGTGCTCGAAACAGCCGACCAGCGTGCGCTCGGCAATCTCCAAGTCCCAACTACCGTTCGGGTCGAGGTTCTCACGGTGCCACGCCCTCATCCCCACATGTGAGTCCGTCAGCGTAAAGACATTGGCGAGCTTCTCATTGGTAGCTCGCGGCGCCTTCGCCGGCCGGGCGCGCGGCAACTCTTCGGCCATCGCCGCGGCCGCGGCCCGCATGAACTCTTCCAGCTGCGCGGCGTCCGCCCGGGTCTTCACCCACTGCAGGACCGGCTGGCCATCTTTGTACAGCGTCGAGGTGCCCTTCAGCATCTGGCCGGGTGCTACTGGGTGCTGCAGGTCGAACTCGGGCGCGTAGCCGCGTGCGGCCGCAGCGACTTTCAGGCGAGACAGCGATCCCTGCACCGTGCTCTTACCGACGCCCAACGCGCGCGCCGCCTGCCGCTCGCCGCCGTGTTCAATCACGGCATCCAAGTAGATGGCCTGTTGCGGAGTCGCGTACTCGCGAAGCTTCGGGTCGTACTTGCTTGCTTGGGTCATGCTTTTCCTTCACTTTGGCCAGGCCTGGACGGCCTTGGCGTGGCGCGCAGCGCAGTCAGCGTACTGGCGCACCAGGTTCATTGCCCAGACCTGCCATACGTCGTAGTCGGGCGATTCGGGTTTCGGGACTTCCTGGCACGGCGCCGCGAGAGCGCTATCGAGCGGCAGCGGCCTGGTTGGCGGCGTCGATGGCGGCGTCGAGGTTGCGCACCCGGACATCGTCAGGACGGCAATCCACAGGCAGAGGCTTCGCATTGCGTAGTTCCTTGGTAAGCGCCGCAATCGTGGGCACGAGGGTGGACCGGATACCTGCGTATTCGCTGGCGGCCTGGTGGATCGCGGCGGCGTCGGCCTGCAGCGTGCTGACGGCGGCGGTCGCCTGGGCGGCCTGCTCCTGGGCGCGCTCGGCACGCAGGTTCGCCACATCGGCGCCGAGCCGCCAGCCGTTGATGGCCCAGCCGGCGCCGAAGCACAGAGCCGCGGCGACTGCGCCGGCCCCGATCGCCAGCTGCAGCTTGTACGGCGCCAGGGTGGCGGCGATCACTCGACACCGCCGCGATCAGGCCAATCCGGCAAGTCAACCGTCTGTCCTGCCAGCGCGTGGCTGCAGTCGCTCAGAAACTGGATGCGGCCATCGGTAACGAACGAGTGGCAGGATGTGCATTGAATCGGATCAGGGTCATCTGGATGCTCGGCGTTGTACTTGCACCAGCACGAGCTATTCTCGAAACCTGGCACGTAGTGACCGCTTCGCGCGAAGACGGAAGGCGTGAACGTAGGAACGTCGGGGTTTCCGTTGTAACCCCAGCGCGGGCCGGATCCAGTTCCGACGCCGACCGCATGTGCTTCATTACACCCCGGGCACCAGAATGCGACGCTGCCGCCTGCGATGCTGCGAAGTTTGTTCGAAAGACGCCCCATCATTTCATTCCTTTCATGCACAGTTCACGCTCGCGCTGCCGGCGCTTCGTCAGGCCGGCTACCTCCCGGCCGCCGGCCCGGTTCCACAGCAGCAGCGCATCGCAGGCGCCGACCATGTCGCCGGTCGCCACCTTGCGCGCCATGCTCGACCCGCAGAACGCCGACACGCCGATGTTGAAGGCAACGTCGACAAAGGCGACCTTCTGGCCATCCGTCAGGCGATCCATCGGCACGCACCTGGCGATGCCGGCAGCATGCCGCTCCAGGTCGCGATCGAGTTGGGCGTCGCACTCTGCCGGCGTGTAGATGCGGCCAGCCTGGGCGTTCTCGGTGGCGCCGTCGCAGTAGGTCAGGACGCCGCCGATGTCGCGGTAGGTCTTGAGTACCCTGCCCTCTTGCGCCGGCGTGAACGCCAGCAGCACTGCCGCGGCGCCGGCGCCGACGACAGCAATCAAGCTGCGGCGCGCTGGTTTCTTCGACGGCTCAGCCATTGGTCACCGCCTTCGCCTTTGCGGCCGCATGCGCGCGCTGCGCCGAGCGGATCAGGTTGAACACGACGACGGCGACGCCGACGGCCTTGTAGGCGTTCGGCGGCAGGTACTGAGCCAGCGCCGGCAGGTTGTCGTTGACGGCCTGGAGGATCTGGTCGGTGAATGGGAATGCGGCCAGCAGCACAGCGTTGAACCAGACGCCGGCGGACTTTAGCCAGGACTTGAGCCGGGCTATCATGGCTTCACCCCCAGTTGCAGGCGCAGGGCCAGCTCCTCGCGCGCGTCACGCCGGCGCATGTAGAACCAGTTCAGGAAGAAGGTGGCCAGCGCGGTAGCGATGCCCACGGCGATGCCCCATTGCGTCAGGGTCAGGGACGTCGCGATCGCCACGATGGCGCCGGCGTAGCTGCCTGCCTCGGGTGCGCTTGGAAGATTCATTTTTGCCTTTTCAGTGGGCATTAAAAAACCCGCCGAAGCGGGTTGGATGGTGGTGCAGTTGCAAGGAGCATCAGCGATATTCCGGCGGGAGCTGGGAGCGCGTCCGCTCGGCCTCGTAGGAGGCTCGGCAATGGTCCAGCTGCCAGAAAAAAAGCCCATCGATGATGGGCCTCAGGATGTTGTACGGCCGGGCTGCCCGCAGTCGCCAACAGCGCGCACTGATCGTCTCGTCGCTATAGCCACCCAGGATTGCATTTACGAGCTGGTCGAAGGCGACCGCCACTTCAAGCAAGCGACTCATGGATTTTCCTTTCAATGCTGGGCAACCTGGGCAACCTGGGCTACCAGGCAATCGCCGCCACTTCGGCGGCATCAGTCGCGTTTCCCAGTGCTACCTTCAGCGCCTCGGATCGATCGAAGTTGGCCGTGCCCTGCGCCGTCATGGCGCGGTACATCGCCTTGAATGCATCCACGTCGGGCAGAGGGATATAGTCGTTGTCGGCCGTCTTCCAAGCCATGGGAAACCCGTCAGGGAATTCACCGAACAGCCCGACGTGGTTGGCCACGGCGTCGATGTCCGACCGGGACAAAGCGTCGCAGTCGATCAGCTTGCTGGCGAAGGGAAACGTCGACTGGTTCGCCGCGGCGCGCCACTGGTTTATCTCGGCGTTTTTCCTTGCCTTGAGTTCGTCCAGTGTGGCCATATCGACCCATGCCGGGCCGTCATCCGTCCACATGTACTGAGCGGTAGGGCTCAGCGCCTCGCTCATGCGCAGCCTGCCCTGCCAGGGCATCCAGATAATCCCGTTCGCGGGGAATGGATGCCACGTCAGCGGCCCGACATAGCCCTCGGGATCGGGCTTGCCCCACCCACCAAGGCGGAACTCGATGCGTTTGGTGATTGCGTCAACTGGTACGTATTGAGTCATGGTTTCCTTAGCTCGCAGTAACTTCAACCAGCGTCGAGGTATTAACCGTATTTCCGCCTTTGGTTGCCGAGCAGTTGATATAAAAATCACCGGAATCGCCCGCCAGGGCAGCACCGCCCTTCATGTTGATGTGCAACTGCATGCGGGTGGAGTTGGTATCCTGAACCAGCCAGCACGGCCACGGACCCTGAACGGTCCAGTTGAACGATGCGCCATCGTTGCCGGTGCTCACGGCTACCGTGTACAGTCCTGCATAAGCGTCTGTGCTTTGGCGATACAGGCTGTAGCTGTACTGGTTCTGACTGTTGGTGATGCCGACATTGAACGGCGACAGTACCGGGTTGATAATGATCGGGCTGTCCAGGCGCATCTGCCGGCCGGAATAGGTGAGGCCCGGCATTGCAACGAGACCAGTGTCGAACTCAACCTGGAAAAAGCCTCTGCCGGGATCGTCTGCGTTGCCCGCCAAGATGCCCCGCTCGGTGATCTGGAATCCGCCGCCCTGCCCGGCACCGGGCCAGCGCCAGCCGCCGTTATAGTTGCCGGTGGCGATGTAGCCACCCGATGCAATACGCAATGCGCCGAAGGTGCCATAGGCCGCTTGCAGTTCGTCGCAGAACGTCGCCTTGCCGGTAGCAGCATCAATGACGAACGTGTATTTGGTGCCGTTATGGCCGATCAACCCGACCGGCGTAATGGCAACCCCTTGGCCGCCGCCGCGCTGGCCGCTGTTGGCGTCATAAGTAAGCGATCCGACCACCACGCCGCCGCCCGTGGTGATGGCGATCGGCGCGCGCAGGATATTGCTTGCCTCGGCGTTGAGCCGCCTTCCGAGCTCATTGTTAATGGCCGGAATGTTTTCCCATGAACGCTGCCCGTTATATGCCCGATCCGCGACGAGTTGCGCCTCGGTATTGCCAACTTTCGATCCTGCTGGCGCGCCAGCAGTAGCGCCACGCTCATGACGGCCGATCCATAGCCCTGTAGCGCGAAGGTAATTCCCCGCACTGAAGTCAAAGCCGTTCAGCTGCAACCATGGCAGCACGTAGGCAGGAACGCGCGTCACCCCATCGGCGCTCATCATTGTTGCCGGAATTGGCCAACTAGCTTCCTGATATAACCACCCAGAACGCGGCCCCCTACCAACAACGGCAACCCACCCGATAAGAGCGCCATCAGCGGCATAAACCTGTGCACCGAAAGCCCCGCTATAACTTGATGCCCAAGTGTTCAGCCATGCCCCGAAAAACAGGGCTTCACCTGCCGTGACATCAATGCGGTTATCCCATGCAACCACATCGCGCGCATGGGTCACGAGACATTTTGCGAATGGCACGGCATCCGGGTTGCTGCCTGGCTCGGCGCTTTTTGCCTCAACTCCCTGCGCTGCATCCCATCGTCCTTTTAATCCGTCTTCAAACGTACCCTTTTTGACGAGATTGGAAATGTCTTCCGGCTGCCCGCTGATGTTGGCGCCCCAGGTAGCGCCCTTGGTGGCATCCATGTCGCCTTTGTATCCGGCTGCGGTCCTGATGTTGAGCGTGCCGTCGAGGACGACGTCGCCGCGCAGGCCGATCACGGTCTGCCCGTTCACGGTGCCGATGACGAACGGGAATTTCGGAGTTTGGCCCGGCAGCGCCACAGCGAACCGATCGGCCAGGACGATAAAGCTGCTCGTCGGAACGCCGTTGATGGGCGTACTAGCAAGGCCGTAGCCGGCAGCCCACCCGTTATTGTCGATCTTGACCGTGTATTGCGCACCTAGGCCGCTGATGGACTGGCCTTGGATTTCGAGTGTCGATGTGTGTCCGGCGACGGTCGTGCTTAACTGCTGCGTGGCCGATGCGATTGCATCATTGGCCTGTGCCTTGCTGTACGCGTACTCCTGGACCCAGGCGACAGTCGCGCCGGCGCCCTGGTTCAGCGTGGCGAATTCGGAGCGCAGCTGGTTTGCTGTTGCCGTGAGCGAGCTGTCGGCGTCGGCCTTGCTGTATGAATAGGACTGAGCGAAGGACTTCGCCGCCGCCAGCGCGCCGTCGGCTGCACCATTTGCGTAGCCTTGGTATGCCGCTTGGATGCTGGTCCCGAAGGCTGAAAACGAATCGTTGATCGTCTGCTGGCTGTACGTGTACTGCTGGACGTAGGTCCGGTTATCCGTCGCCTGCTGGGAGATCGCGGCAATGCGCGCGTCGGTCTCAGCTTTGACGCGCGCGGTCACGCTGCCGGCGACGTCGGCACCGCCGTCGATAAGCCCGATGCGGCCGCGCAGCGCTGCGTCGAGCTCGTCTGTCGTGAGCTGCCCCTCGAGGATTGCTTTCAAGTCGCCAGGGGTGAGGTCCGCACCGTCACCATTTAAGCCGTCTTTGCCATCCTTGAACTTCGAGACCGTGCACGGCCCGGTGTAGGTCTGGCCGTTGACGGTCGCACTGGCAATGACGGTCGCGCTCGATCCGACCATGTCGGCGCCGGCCAGCGTCACCGTCGTGGCAGTGGCGTTCGTTAGCGAGCCGCCAGTGCAGTTGAACGTCAGCGGCGCATCGATGTCGATCCGGGTCGCCGTGAAGGTGATCGCTTCCGGGGTAACCACACCGTCGACGTCGACGTGGAAGGCCGGCGCCGACGGTGTCAGCAGGATCTGCGCCGACGCCAGGTTGACAGTGCGCGCCGCCGCGCCGCGCAGCGTGACGTCGATGAAATTGACTACAGTAGCCATGCTGCTCCTTCAAATTGATTCGACGTCCAGCTTCGTGCCGTACCGGATGGCCATTTGCACCGCGATCTCGGAATCGCTCATGCGCTTGCCGATGAGGGTGTGGTCGCGCTCGAGCGCCAGGTCGGCGTGGCCCGGGAACAGGCTGAAGAACACCGGCCGGGCCCGGCTACCGCCCAGGATGTTGGCCAGCGTGGCGCGGTCCTCGGCTGGCATGTACTGCAGCTCGATCGAGACCTTCTTGTGCACGGTCGACGCGCGGCTCATCAGGTCGCCGGCGTCGGTACGGTAGTGCGTCGTCGAGTCGACGTCGGTTGCCGAGCCCGATGTCGGGTTGTAGGTAGGCGCCCAGTACTGCCCGATGACCAGCTTCGACGCTTCGATGTAGCCTTGGGCATTGTTCGTGTCGACCAGGTCGATGGCGAAGGCCCGAAATAGCGTCTCCGGAAACCATGCGCGCGCATAGGCGCCGCCACCGTAGGCATAGGCGCTTGCCGATTGCGCAGCCGTCCAGCCTTCCAACTCGATCGCCGGCGCCGGGCATGCCGACACAAAGCCGCTGTCGTAGTCGTAGCTCTGCCAGGCATCGATGTGGCCGGCCGGCCTGATACCCTGCGATGCGCCGCTGGGGAAATACGAGGACAGCGTGCCGCTCTCGACTTGTGCACCGAATATGTGCACGACGTCGCCGGCGCTCGCCGAATCCGGCGCGTCGACGCGCACGCGGTAGCTGCCGCCGGTGGCGACGGTGCAGGTGGCGGCGTAGCGCACCCACCCGCTGGCCAGCGGCCGGACATCGACCGCCGAGACGAAGCCACCCAGCCCGCCGATGTTCCAGAACCAGACGTTCGGCGCCTTGCCGACGCTGCCGCCGACGCCCTTCAGGAAAATCGAGAAGGTGTACGTGCCGGGCGCCAGGGTCAGCGTCTTGTCGAAATACGGATCCGAGCCGGTCGCCGTGACAGCGAACGCGTTGCTCGAGCCATCCGGCGCCGCCACGCCGCCAGTCAGGTTCAGGCCGACCTTTTCCCAGCTGCCGTCGCCGAACGCTTCGCTGAGAGGCAACAGGTTGGTCTTGCTCACCTCATTCGACAGGCGCACACGCATTGTGGTCGTCGGCGAGAAGTTTCCGAGCAGCGCGACCCCGGACGCCAGTTCCGGCGCCGGCAGCGTGCCGCTGATCCGCGCAGTCGTGCTCGTGGCGCGCCAGACATCGGATTTCTTGCTGGCCTGCAGGTTGGTGACCGCCAGCGCGCCGGCCGTGCTGCTGGCGGTGAGCGTGGCGATCAGGGCCAGGTTCCGGGCGATGATCCTCAGATTTGCCATGGGTTCCTTAAATCGTGACTTCAGCCGTGACGGCGTAGGTGCCGAAGTTCGTCGTCAGACTGGTGACCAAGCCGGGCTTGCCGGCATCCAGGCCGAAGCGGTCGCTGAACAAGTTGCGTCCTTCGCCCAGCTCGACCAGCATGCCGGCCGGCGTCAGCTCGACGCGGTAGGTGGCGCGCGGCACCTTGACGATCGCCAGGCGGCGTTCGGCTTCTGCCCTTGCGTCCGCCGGCGTCAGCAGGCAGGTGTCGATCGGCGTCGGGTCTGTGTACTGGCTGTATGCCGCCTGCGTGGCTGCGTCGATTGCGGTGTAGGTCTGCCATTCGGTGGCGAACAGCTGCTTGTGATCAGCCGGCAGCGAGGTTTGCAGATTCGGTTGGACGGTGTAGTTGCGGCAAAACCGGATCTGCACAGCAGCGGCTGGAGTTGTTCGTCCAATCGGCACCAGGGAGTCCTGGACCTGCATCGAGCGCGGAATGCTCAACGTCGCCGCGGACGGGATCGCGTACTGGATCAGCCTCAGCTTGCCGAGCATCGACGGGATCACCTGGGCGCCCTTGCTCGACGCCAGCTGCGCCGCTGCAGTCAGCACGTTGGTCCGGTCCAGAATGGCCAGGCCTACGGGCTGCGGGTTCGCGGCATCGAAAGCGGCAAGGTTCGCTGCGTCCATGTCGCTCGCCGTCATGCGGGTCGACTCCTTGCCGTACTGCGTGGCGAAGAGCTGGACCAGCTGAGCGATCCGGTTGCGGTAGACGCCGCCGGTCTTGTCGCCCTGGACGCTGCAGGTGACCGCACCTGGGCCAACGGCCGCAGTAAAGGCAAACCGGCCGTTAGCTTGCTCCTCCGCCACGTCCAGCTTGCGCGCCTTGCCATCGGTGCGCGCCAGGTCCGGGAGGCACAATCCTTCCGCCGCGGCCCAATGGTAGTACCAGCGCCCGGTGACGCTGTCGTACTTGGGCGTCATGTTGGGCACCTCGCCGAAGGCGCCCGGGATAAGCGTGCCGTCGGCGAACTTCGCTTCCGACAACGGGGTGTTCAGTCGCTGCAGAGCGTCTCGGAACTTCAGCACCAGGGTCGTGCGGTCGGCACCGTAGGCGATGTCCGCCAGGTTGCCCACGAAGGACAGGCGAAAATCCGCCTCATCCCACCGGGCGTCGCCGACGTAGACTTCGACCCGCTGGTTTGCCCACACATCGGCGAACCAGCCATCGAGCTCGCCGCTGACGTTCCAGACCTCGACGTCGCCGGCCGACAGCTTCGCATCCCCATCCATCGAGATCGAACGGGAAATTTCCAGGTCCTTGGCGACGACTGCCGAGTAAGGCGCGGCCGCCGGCCCGGTGAAGTGCCGGTTCGACAGCCGCCGGATAACCGGTTGGCCACCACTCAGGCAGCCGACGCGATACAGGGTCACGCGCTGCGCGGTCGAGTCTTCGAGCCACGCAGCATATTGCGCATCAGAGATTGTCATTCAAGAACTACCTTTTCCACGGTGTTTGTGGTCTTCGATGCGCCTTTGTTCACGCTGTCAACGATGGCCTGCTGACCCTCGGCGTTCGCAGCAATGGTGTTGCCGGTTTGCGCGTCTTGGTCCTTCCGCAGGGCTGCAACCTCACTTTGCACCGCCTTGATGGCCGTGCCGAGCACGGTGCCCATCACAGAGATTGCATTGCTCAGCACGTAGCCCGATTGGATCGGCGCCGGCGCGGTGTTCTGCGCAATGGTCTGCAAGATGGTGTTGGCCGCATTGAGAGCGGTGTTGGCACTTTCCAGCGCGGTCGTCTGCGAGTTCATCGCATCCAGCTGCGCCTGTGCGCTGTCCACCTCTTTCGTTGCCCAGGCTGCGAACGCCGCGGTATCGCGCTGCCCTTCTGCGAAGTCAGCCTGATACTGCGAATCGCCCGCATTGAGCTTTTGCGAAGCCGTCAGCCACGCGGTCAGCGCGCTGAACACACCGTCCTGCGCCTTCGTGTCGCCGGCCATCGCTGCGGCCTTCATCGCCTCGTACTGGCGGTGCAGCTCACCCTCTTGTTGCTCAGGCGTAAGCGGAGACAGACTGCCGGTCAGCATGGTGTCACTCAGCGACTTGGCCGCATCGCGGAACTTCGTGAGGTTGCTGGACGTGTCGGCCAACTTCTGGGCTGCCTGCACCATGTCCCACAGCGGGCGATTCGCCTCAGCGAGTGCATACCGCTGCTTCTGCAGCAACTGGGTTTGGGTCAGCGTCAGTTGGTCGAGCTGGTCCTGCAAGTCCTTCCGCTCGTCGGCAACCTCCTGCTCGGTCTTCGTCAGGTCGACGGCGGCGGCGTGGGTCGCGGCGAACGCTTCCTGCAGATCCATCAGCGAAGCGAACAGCTTTTGGCCGGCCGCCGTGCTCAGGTCCTGACTCAATGCGACGGCCTTGAACTGGTCGCGCGACTTGATGTAGCCCAGGCCCAGCGCCGCCAACTGGTCGGCGACGAACTTGGACACCGGCGCCAGTTGCTCCTCCTTGCTCAGGAAGTTCGACGCGAAGCCGGCGGTCTTGCTCTGGAAATCGTCGATCCCGCCCATCAGCGCGATCAAGCCCTCGCGGGCCGCGATCGACTGTACGCCGATGCTGCCGAACGTCTTGCCGATCGACTGGAGTGACGCATCCACCTTGGCATAGTCCGACGCCACCCGCACCAGGGTCTCGAGGTAGCCCTCGCCGACCTTGGCAAATTGCTGCAGGCCCCCAATGGCGTAGCTGGCCATCTGGTCGCCCAGCTTCGAGAACACTGCCTCCAGCTCTTTCTGGATCTCGTCGCCGGTCTTGCCCTTCAGGCTGACGTTGCCGATGTCGACCACGAAGCTGTTGAGCTGCGCTTCGAAGCCGGCGCCGGACATGCCGAGCAACTTGCCTGCCTCGGTAATGCTGTCCGACAGGCTCTCGATCACGAGGCCGAACTGGATGTCCGCAGCCTGGCCCAGCGACTGGAGCTTGCGGTCGTGGTCATCACTGCTGAACCAACCACCGTCGGTCTTGATGTCGGCGTAGCTGTTTGCCCTAGCGCCGTTCGTGAGGATCGAGCCCAGGCTAGCCTTATCCATGGTGAACCCGGAATCCTCCAGGGTTTGCTTGCCACCCAGGACCGAATTCAGAGCACTGCCGAGGTACTTGCCCGCGACAGCGCCGATAACCAGACCGATCGGACCGCCCAGCGCCGCTAGTGACGTGAATGCGGTCAGGCCTGCGCCAGCCGCATACCCGACACCGGCGCCAGCCAGGCTGCCGAGCCCGCCGGCCGCCTTCGAGTTCAGCGCGTTGTACACCCCGCTGTTGTTGAGCGAGACGTTCGAACCGTCCGTAAGGCCGCCCTGGACCACCTGGCTGGCGAAGCTGCTGATGCCCGTCTCGATGTTGCGCAACGAGGTGAGCATGCCCGATAGGTAATTGATCTGCGTGCTGGAGTTCGAAGCCGACAGCTCAATGGCCCGGGCGATCGACTCCGACTTCGCGCTGCTGTTGCCCAGCACGGTGCCGGCGCCTTGTGTCGCTTGACGCTGCTCCGACAGGCTGACGCTACCGCCGCTCAAGCTGCCGACCATCTTAGCGCCGATGGCAACGACAGCTGCCAGGGTGGCCGCGCCGGCCGCCAAGTTGAGCGGGAATGGCAGTGATGCGATCGCCTTTACCACTGCGGTAACGCCCCAGGCGCTGGCTTCCGTAGCGGCCAAGCCTGTCGAAGCGGCGCTCGCTGTCGCCTCGCCGGTAAGCTTGGTAGCGTTGAGCGCCGTGTTTGCGGCGACTTCAGTCTCCTTGAAGAAGATTTTCTTCGCCATCGTCTCCAGGGCCATTGCCATTTCGGCCGCCCGGTACGCTTTCTCGATGCCCGACATGACCTTGTAGCCAGCCGAGTTCTCCTTGAAGAACCCCTTCGCAGCGCCGGCCATGTCGCCGTAGCTTCTCACCTGCGCCTGCGCCGAGGCCTCCGCGGCCAGCGTGTTGGCGCGCTGGATCTTGATGGGATCGCCCGCGGCATCCTTGAGAGATGCCGCCAGTTGCGCAGCGACTGCAGCCTGGGTCTTGCTGAAGCCGGTCATCGACGTCGTCAGCCCGCCGATCGCTTCGCCCACGCGCCCGAACGAATCTGCCATGCCTTGGGCGGCCGACTGCGCCGCCTCGTCCAGTGCAGACATGATCTGGACCAGAGCGTTCGCGTCCTGCAGGTTCTTGTCGAACATCTCCTGCTTGACCGCGCCGGCCACAGCGCCGCCGGCTTGCTTGCGCAGCTCGGCGGCTTGGGCTCGCACGCGTGCCGCCATCGTGCCGTCCAGGTCGAAGCCCTCTGCGATGCTGGCCTCGATGTCCTTGCGCGCCGCGGCGTCGCGCAGTCGAGCGGCAGTGATCTCTGCGATCTGCTTAGGCGTCAGGCCGATCTGGGCGTTGTAATCCTCCTGGGCCTGGGTCTGCTGCCGCAGGCTGGCCAGCTCCGCCATCTGCCTCTCGATCACATCGGCCGAGCCGCCGGCGGCATCTAGGTAACGCTGCCGCTCCAGCAGGGCGAGTTCCTCCTCCCCCTTTTTCTGTGCGTTGTTGATCTGGATGTTGATGTTACCGATCTTCCCAGCAAGGTCGGCTTGCTCTCTCTGGTTGTCGGCCTTCTTGTACGCCAGCGCCAGTTGTCCGGCAGTGGCGGCCTTTTCGATGTTGAGGGCATCGATCTGCGCCTTGGTGGTGCGCTTGATCGCTGTCTCTTCGTCGATCTGACCGCTGCTTTTCAGAAACTGGATATGCTCCTGGCCGCGCTGGTTCAGCAGGCTCTGCGCCTCGGCGCGGCGAGCAATGGCGGCACTCGCCAAATCCGTGCTCTTGGCCAAATCCTTGCCAGCCTCAGACCCGTTGAAGGTGTCTGTCGCTAGCTTTTGCACCGCCTTCGTGTACTCGTCCTGCTTAATCTTTCCTTCGTCGAATGCTGTTTTCAGCGCGTTCAAATCAGAAAGGTAGGACGCGCTTACGCCAGTCAGTTTCTCGCGAAAATCCACGGCCGACTTACTGTTGTCATTGAGCGTCGCCTTCAGTTCCTTGTTGGCGTCAATGACCTTCTTGAGGTTGGTGTACTGGCTTTCGTACTCGGTCAAGTCGATCGAATCGCCTGTCGAGATATTGGCCCCTTGTGCCTTCAGATCATTGATCTTTACAAGCATCTCAGCCATACGCTCGACAGCCTCGCCGCCCTCTGCCGCGGCGGCGCCCATGCCTGCCTGGCGCGACAATTCCACGCGCTGGCGAAGCTTTTCGTTTTGCTTCTCTAGATCGCCGGCAATCTGAACCGTCATCTTACCGACCTTTTCCGCAGCCTCCGCCGTTGCTTCGTCCTGCTTCTCCTTGTACCAAACCCATGCGGTGGCAGCGAGCCCGAGCACCGTAATCAGAGCGCCTATTGGTCCGCCGAGCAGCGCCATTGCGCGCGCGCCAACACCCGCAGCGACGCCGCCAGCAGCAGTCGCTCCAGTCAGGGCGCTCTGCGCAGCTGTCTGCGCAGCAAGCGCAGCAGTCAGTTGAGCGGAAACAGCAGCCTGTTGGCGCCCCAGGATCGCAAGTTCGGCCAACATAGCGGTGCGCTGAGCCTCCGCCACTTGCAGCTCAGCAGTTGCCAGGCGGAGCGTACGCAGCGCGAAGCTCTGCACCCCGGCAGCTTCTGATGCAGCAATCGCCGCGCGAGCGGCAGCAATGTTGGTGTTTGCGCTGGCCAGTTTAGCGACAGCCTCCTCGCGTGCCACCACAATCATTGCCTGGGTCGCGCCCAGTTGAGTCGTTTTTGCGGCCGTGCCAGCAACATCGGCCTCAGCTGCGGCAACGGTTGCCGCGCGCGCTGCCGCGGTCTGCGCAATTTGAGCGCGCGTTGCGGTCACCCAGCCGTCAATCGTCGATGCCAACTTGGCCGCTGCGACGGTGGCCACAGCCCCGGCGAGTGCGGTCAGATTGTCAGCAAGTACTTCAATCCCGAATTTGGCCGCATCGCCAATGCCGCCGCGGGAAATCCGAAGGACGAAAGCATCCCACTTGTCAGCCAGGTTGCTGATCGCGCCATCGAGGGTAGCGGCGCGCATGGCCATCGCGCCTGCGAAGTCGGTATTGCCGAGCTTTTGCAGATAGGCCTGGATCTCGTCGGCGCTTTTGCTGACGGTCGTGGTAGTGCCTTTGAAGGTCAAGGCCACCTTGTCGCCGTTTTGCGATGCAGTGATGCCGAATTCTTTCAGGCGCTCAAACTCGCCGGTGGCGGCGTCGGCGACGGCTTCGATCATCTGATCCAAGCCTTTACCCATCGCAGCAGCGGTGTTGCCATACGAGCGCAGGGCCTTCTCGGACGGGTCGAGCCCGAGATTCTTCATCTTGATGAAGGCCTCCGTCGCGTCCTTCACGCCATACGGCGTGGTCGCAGCAAAGGCCTGCAGCGCCTTGAAGGTCTGCGCCGCCTCGGCGCCGGATCCGGTCGCAGTTATGAGTGACGCATTGAGCTTGTCGAATTCCCGCTGCGCGCCGAGCACTTGATTACCCAAGGCGGCAAGCGAAAACCCGGCAAGCATCCCGCCAAGCGCCTCTTTTACGGCGAGCGCCATGCGCGTCATGTTCGTCGTCGTCTGGTTGACGATCTGACGAGCCTGATCCATATCACGCTGGAGCCGCGCGATGTTCGCCAAAAGTTGGATCTCGATGCTGCCAGCGATCATGTGCGCGCCTCAAATGAAAAACCGCCCGAGGGCGGCAATAAAAAAGCCCGCAAGAGCGGGCTCGGTGGTGATGTTTCGACGTTCTATGCGGCGTGCTCGTGCGAGACTCCGTCGCAGATCCCGTTTGTGAACAGCAGCGCGATGTGATATCCAGGTTGCTGCCATTGCAGCAATTCCTTTCCCTCGCCGATACTTGAAAAACTACTGGGCAGCCCGACCTCCTGAATGATTTCGTCCTTAGTCTTACCCTGCAGGACGCCCATCGATGCAAACTTTTTCTGAGTCTGTGACGATGACAGGGCTGACGATACTGCCCAAATTACGGGCACAGCAAGTGACGCAAGAATAATCCACTGAATTCCGTCCATACCCCCTCCCCTTGTTGAATGGAGAGGAAATATTACACCAGTGCAAACACGCACTCCGAAGGCGCTGCCGATGGCCCCGCATGAGATGCTGTCGACCTAAAGATTTGCCAGATTTCGGAAGGCATTCCGCTGATCGATGGTTGCGAGCGCCCTGTCTTGCTGCCCAGACTCCGGCTGCCATGGCGCCGGCCGATCGGGCTTGCTGGCCAGCGCCGACTCGCCCGAGTATTCAGCCGTCAGCCGCAACAGTGTCTTGAACTCCCACGGCGACAAGGTCAAGCCGGTTTGTCGCTGCCACGATTCAATGTTCGGCGGCGGCACGGGGCCGGCGCCCATTCCTGTGAAGACGGTCGGACCAAATTCGAACAGGTAGCCAATCAGGTACTCGCCCCACTCAAGGGGCGGCATTTCTGGATCGATGCCCTCGCCATCGAGCAGCTCTCGCCGGGACTTCTTAGGCGATTTCTCGCCCTCCGGCGCGTCCGGCACCGCACTCAGCCAGGCGGCGTGCCTAACATAGAGCGCGAGCGCTTCGGCGCCGGCGATTAAAAATGGGACCAGTCGGCGTGGAACTGCGCGACCTGCTCGGTGAACCAGCCCAGTTTCGGATTCTTGTACAGATCCAGGGCCTGGACCGGGAAATTCTCGATGCGCGCGGTCACGGCGGCGAGCTTGTCGGCGCGCTCGCTGAACTTGCTCTCGACGGTGTCCTTGACCGCTTTACCGCGCACAGCTGCGAAGGCCTTCGCCGAGGCTGCGGTGTCGATCTTGTGCTGCGCGTTCAGCGCCTCGCTCGTGCCCGGGCTGCGGACTTCGACACGCACCGGTTGGCCGTTTACCAGCAGCGGGCCGTCGCCCTTGATGTTCTGGATTTCGAGGATCGCGGTATCGCGCGCTTCGAAGTCGGACAGGTTGAAGGCCGGGACGCTGTTCAGAGTGTTGGTGAATTGATCGTTCATGGTGTTGCCTTTCTTCGCGGATGATTAAATGCCCGTGTCGGCTGCCGCTCCCCGCGAAGAGAAGACGGCAGCCGATCGGTGCCAGGTTTGGCCAAGATGGCCGAAAAAATTAGACCGGCAGGACGACGACCGGCGCTTTGCAGACGCCCGATTGCGCAGTGACGGTACGCGCATCGCCGGCGGAGCCGCCCGAGTACTCGAACGACGCGACCAGGATGTCGAGGTAGTGGACTTCGCCGTCCGGGTAGGTGATCTTCAGGCTGTAGTGGTTGGGCGATGCTTCCGCAGCCTTCACGATGACCTGGCCGGCGTCGCTTGGGACGTCGCCGAACACCATGTCCGCGTTCCCGTAGTCGGGGGTGCCTTTGTTCTTCTCGGCCGGGCCCGAAATCGGCGTCCACGAGTTGATCGGGCGCTTCGAGCCGTGCGGGGTGAACGACTGCATCTTGCCGATGGTCGTATAGGTCATGGACGTCGCGCCGTAACCGGCGGCGTCGTAGGTTGCAGGCAGCTGCGCGCTGATTGCGTAGGTGGTGTCGGTAAGCGATGCGACGTTGGTACGTGCGACCATGTTCGAAATCCTTCTGGATTGGGTGGGACGAAAAAAAGCCACCCAAAAGGTGGCCGTTGATGCTTCTGTTGGTGATGCTTATTCGACGTACGTGATGATGAAGTCCTGAGATCCGATGAAGGAGCCGATCGCGTCGTCGCGCAGATCCGGCCCGACAGCATCTTTCAGCAGGCTCTCAACGTACACCCCGTTGACGTCGCCGTGCGTGCGCGGCAGGGCCTGACGCACAAGGCCCTGGATGGCCTTCTGGGACGGTCTCGACCTGGCGTGCACCGTCACCTGCACACGCGCCTTGCACGCATCGTCGCCGTCGCCGGCAATCGAGTGATCATAGTTGCCGCTGATGTGCGACACCTCGATCGCCGGAAGTTCAACGTCTTGCGCCAGGTCGGATGCGATCTGTTCGGGCGACACGGCAGCCGTAAGTGCAGCATTGGTGACCAGCAGGTGCCGAATGGCTTTTACGTCCGACATTACGATCCCTTTTTCTTGGTCGGCGCCGGGGGCGTCGCGACGTAGCGTTCGACCTGCACGCCCTGGGCCTGCAGCTCGGCGGTCAGCGCCGCCAGCCCGATGGTCAGTCCTGGAAAGCTGTGCATTTCTTCGTAGCGGTCGGTGTCGAACCCGTACAGCACGAGCTTTGCCGCGCCGGCCGCCGCAGCGATCCGCATCGCGGCCAGTGCGTTGCTGCGCAGGTGGATGATGTTTCCGGGCGCGAGCGTCACAACTTCATGCGGCAGGTGCACAAAATAGGCATCGAGATCCGACTCTACGCCGACCACGCGCATGCCGGCGAAACTCTCCGCTTCGGCCGGCCAGTTCCCGTCGATGGAAACCAGCATATTGGCCCAGGGCGCGAGGGCGGCGGCGCGGTTGATGGCAATCGCGCGCGCTGGGCGCCCGGCAGTTACCAATTCAGCAGCCAGCGACGGACCGTTGCCGAGAATGGCTACGGTCTCGCCTGCCCAAATTGGGGTAACGATCAGTGGTTGGGTCATGGCGTCCTCAATCAGATTCTGGTGTAGGCACGTTAATGCCCTCTTTCGTCAGGCGCTCCCGGATCTTGTTTCCGGTTGCCGCGATCGCGGCTTGCGACTTGGAGTCGAACGCTGGCCGGACGAACGGATGGGATTTTGCACCGGGGTGATCAACTTCCTGAACCGTCAGCCCGCCAAAGGCTAGGGCGTGATGCTTTTTGGCCTTGATCTTGTGTGCCGCGGTGCCGAACTCCACGAGGTGCGCGTGCGGAGCCTTCTTGCCGCCGACCTTGACCCGAGCGTACACCGTGCCGCGCTTGGATTTGACCGACACCTGAACGCTGCTGCGCAGAGCGCCACTATCGACTGGCACGTTTTGTTTGATCTCGGCCTTGAACTCGTTGATGCCAGCGCGCAGCGCCGCACGCAGAATATTCCGCTCGACCTTGACGGGGAGCCCCTGGAGAAACTGGCCGATCTCTCGACCACCACGAATCATCTCCTCATCCGCCATGCGAATACCCTTCTAGCATGAACTCCATATGCCTGCGATCGTCTAGCAGTGCCGGGCCGGCGATGATTTGCATCAGTCGGCCGCCCTTGTTATGCAACTTCACGCGCATGGCGGTGGTGACGTTCGGGTTGAGGTTGATCCGCAGGCGCGTGCGCGTCAGCGACGTCGGCAGGCCGTTCGCCGTCGACTCGCCACGACTGGGCAGCACATCCTGGGCTTCAGCCCATATGTAATTGGCCACCACCACCCAGCCTTCACTCTCGGTTCCATAGTCAGGATCGCGCGCCACGGCGCGCTGCTCAATCGTCACCTTTTCATTTTTCCGGATCGGGATCATGCGTAGTAGACCTCCGACCACAACAGCCGCTTGATGTACTCGTTCTTCGGCTGGCCGCCGGTTTCGAAGTGTTCCTGCACGCGTGCCAGGATGAAGCCGGAGATGCCGTCGGGTACCGCGGTGGCATCCGAGCCGTAGCCGCAGCGGAAGCGCACCTCGACGGCGCCGATCATGTCGGCCGTCGCCGGCCAGGCGCGCCCGGGCTTGAGCACCACGTACCCCGGGTCCGTTTTGGCGTCGGCCTGGTAGTCGGCCGGGTCAAGCGTCTGCTGCTCGCCGTTGACGTCGTAGAACTTGACCCAGTCGACGGCGAGCAGCGGCGGCTTGTATAACTTGATCGAGCGCTCTGTCGGGAAGGCGTCGAGCGTCAGTTCCCAAGTCTGTTCCATGACCAGCCGGTTCGTTTCGGTCTCGGCTTCCGCGGTGTAGGTCCGGATGGCGCGCACAATGTCGGCGTCCAGCGCCGAGGTGCCGTCCTGGCCGACGTCGGCGCGGGCATTCGATTGCGCCTCCTGCATCGACACGGCCAAAGCGGTCGGGCGGACAACGATCTTGAAGGTCATCGGGAGCCCCCTTGGGTTGCCGGCGGCCGGCCTCCGATCGGCAGCGCGCCATTTGCCGCCGGAGCGCTGGCGTATTCGACCGGCTCAGCCTGGGCGTCCGGCTGCGGAGCGATCTTCGTTCCGCCCTCGGTCCGGACATGCGCAGCCAGGAGGTCAGCGGCGTTGATCATCAGTGGTCCTCCCTGGTGAAATAAATCGAGCGATAGATTTTTTCGCCGTTGGCGAAGGTGACCGGCAGGCCACACGAGTTGACTGCGTCACCCGCCGACAGGCCGCCGAATTTCATGACTACCTGCGATCCCTGAATACCCGGCGCCGACAGCGCACTCACGCCGACGACGACAGGCGTACCTACCGATGCCAGCGCGGTGTTCGCACTGAGCGCCAGGTCAGCAGCGAAGTCGAACGCGTAGAACCGCTGGTCATCCGGGTCCTTGCCGAATACCCACAGGCGGTCTTCCACTGCCGTCAGGAGGATGGTCCGATCGAACACCTCGCCGTTCGCGCAGGTCACGCGGAATGTGAAGGAGGCCGACCCAGAACTCATCGCGCCCAGCTTGACAAGGCCGAGCGCGCCCTGGAGCGACGGCCCCTCGAGAACAACCACGGCGGCCGACACTGGTACGACCGACACCGTCGTCGTCGCGGCGTCCGTCAGGTCTTTGGTGAAGTCGCCGACAAACCACAGCTCGTCCAATGCGCCTTTCGTCAAAGACACCGGCCGCGTCGTATTGAACACGGCTGCACGCGGATTTGCTGCGAACTTCGCGGTTCGTGATGCCGGCACAGTTACCACCCCTGGGATTGTTCCACCTGAAGAGCCGCCAATCGCGGCCCCTGGCGCCATCGAGCTCGAAGCAACCAGCGCCGCACCGCTCGCAGTGGCTGCTCGGGAGCCCGATGCGGCCCCTGGCGCCATCGCGCTCGATGCGACGAGCACCGCGCCGTTCGCCATGGCCGACCGGGACCCGGACGCCGATCCTGGCGACATGCTGCTGGTCGCAATCAGCTGCGCACCGCTGGCGATGCCGGCCGCCGCGCCGACTGCCGCGCCGCCAACCATGCTGCTCGTCGCCACCAGGCTCGCACCCGGCGCCGTCGCATTCTGACTCGCTGTTGCGGCCGCTATCGCCCCGATCGGGGTAACTCCAATGGGCGAGTATCCGATCATGGTTTAAGACGCTGCCGCGACAGTAAAGTTGGAGAAACTGATGGTTGGCGTGACGCCGTCACCAGCGTGCTGCGTATCCCCTTCGTCGTAGGCGTAGATACCGACCTCGCCAGAAACGGGTGGCAAATTAGCATCGACATGCGCATCGCCTCGCGCCTGCACTTTCGTATCGGACCAGGTGTTGTCGTACTTGAGCCACTTCTGGTCGGACACCCGCTGAATATAAATGTCGACCTGATGCTGACTCGCGCTGGACGATTTGACGTTGAACTCGATGTCGTAGTCGGTCGCCGTGGCGAGATTGGCGCCGACATTCATCTCTTGGCTGATGTTGCTCTGCACGCCATTGACAGATTTCAGCGACTTGACGGCGCCGCCGCCGCTCTGGTTCAGCGCGATGTCCATGCCGATGAAATTCTTGACGCCGCTATATGGCACCAGGCTGGAGCCACGCACCAGGATGGCTGCATGCTGCGTGACGGTGGTATGCGTTGCAAACCGGAGGCGCGCCTTGACCTTGACGTTGCCGCTGAAGGCATCATTGGCCGCCTGTTTCGCCGAGGCGATCACGCCAGGAACCGGGCCGTTGTACGTGATCGCGCTCGAATCCGTCGAGGCGCCCCATGGCGTGCCGCTCTGCGTGACCCAGCCAGTAGGAGCGGCTGGCGTAACCATGCTGTTGCTACCCGCCGGGGAGATGACAGCGCCGATAGTGCCGTTGTTCTCCACGAAATCGGTGAAGTTGCGGCCGAGATTCCCGCTCAGGACCATCTGATCGATTGCGGCACCACTCTCGACAACGACTGGACAACCAGATACTGCTGATGGCGCATAGAAAATCGAGTTGGCAAGCACGACCTGGCCGACCTTGGAACCCGCGACGAAGTGAATCTGCTTCGTCAGATAGGTCGCGCCGTTGCTCGGGCGGCTGATGTATTTGTCGATCAGTAGCTGGCCAATGTCGGCCTTCTCGCCAATACGAAGCGAGGGGAAAAGTTCGTTGTTGAGCTTGCTCTTGGTAACGCCTTCGAAAATGAACTGACC